AAACTGCACTAACAAATGGATCATGAGCTTGTTCAGCTGGTAAATCAACCTGTTCGTTTAATGCTGTTTCTTGATCAGCTTGTACTGTTCCCTCTGTGGGAAAATAATTTTCACGAATGACTGTTACTTTTTCTACAAATTCGTCCTCTGTGGAGAATTCGACACTTTCTGCAAGTGATTTAATTTTCTCATATTGAGATTTAGTAAGTCCTTCGCATACATCTATGGTGATTTCATTCTTTTTTGCTTCGACTAATGCCTTAGCAAATGTCATACCTTTTTCCATCTCTTCATCAAGCTGAGTTTCTAACTCTTCAACTTTAGTCGCTAATTCATCAACTAAATCAACTTTATCTTCAGGAACATCAATATAATGCTCTTTGAATAAATCTCTTAAACCTACAATAAACTCTTCAGTCATCTCAGCACGGAGACCAGACTCTACTGCTATTTCATTGTCTGTCATCCACTGCTCAACAACATAGTTAAGGTAGTCATCTACCTTTGATGTAAGTTCGGTTCTAATTGTTTGTACAGCTTCATCAAATGCAGCTGCATATTGTGAGTCGATTTCGCTTTGCACTTCTGCTACACGATCATTAACTCTAGTTTCGTAAAGTGTTGAAGCTTTTGCTTTAAAATCTTCAGAGATACTTTTATCATCAGAAAATAAAGCTTCAACATCTTGGTGTATGTCCTCTTTCATTTTTTCTTTCTTCTTTTCTAAAAAGTCTTTTAAACCTTGCGGTAAACCCTTTTCTTGGATGATTTCTTCATCTTCATGTTTCACATCTTCTTGTTTAGCTGAAGCTGCTGAAGGTTTTGTTTTTATACCAGCTTGATTCTTGGCAGAGTTATCAGGTGCCATAGCTGCAGCTTTAATTTTAGCTGAATCACCTGTATTTGAATAATTCTCAGGTGTTGGACCACCCAAGTCTTGCATACCGCCAGCAGAAGAAGCATCAGCTTTTTCCATTGGTTGGGAAGGTGAATCTGCTATGCTTCTTGATAGAACTTCAGCAGCTGCTTCCATGAGTTGATTTTTGTCTGACATCTGAGTTTTCTCCTCTGTTGTATTTTGTAAACTATATTTATAAATTTAAAGTTTTCTAAGGTAATTACCGAATAACTTGAGAGCAACATCTTCAATTTCTAATTTTGTCGCTTCTTTAATTTGTTTTTTTGCTCTATCAAAGTCAGCTTCTACAAAACGTCCCTCGACAAACATCCACTCCTTATTTTCCATAATGCCATTTACGAAAGCACCTGGAGCAGATGGATCAGCAACAATATCAGCAGCCGTAGCAAGCTTCAAATCATCTTGCACCAAATTATATCCTTCTTTTTGTGGTTCTAAAGAACCTAATGCTCTTGAAGAAACACCAACACTTACATCATTATCAATAAAATTCTTAACAATTTGGCCATAAGGTGTATCTAATATTTTTGCCTTACCATAAAAAGTTTTACCATTTTCACTTAATGATACAATTTTATGTGACACTCTTTCAAGATTAATTGTAGGTGTATCAGGATGTCCTAATTCACCTAATGCACGATTAGTTTTAACATATTCATCATTGTATCGGTTCACTTCATTACGAAGTGTGTCCATTTTATACATTCGATTATTTTTGTTTACAGTATCACCAACGAGAAAAGTACCCTCTATATAAAGAGATTTTTTACCATCTTTTTCTTCTGTAAGTGTTTTCACTTCTGTAAAGTATGTTTCTGATATGAGTTTCATTTCTACCTCTTAAAATGCCGTTGATGGATTATAAGTTGCTTTCTTACTCAACTTTATTATAACTGTACCTTGAGCATCAGCAAGAAAATCAATAACTAGATTCTTAGTAGATCCTAAAGATCCTGCACCAAAAAAATCAGTATCAAAGTCTATATGTCCTTCACCTGGTGGGAAACAAGCAACATTAGCATTAGCGGACTTTGCCACTCCAGCCTCACCAGATCGGGTAACTAATATAGTGCCATTTGAGTTATAATAAAGAGACTGTAATGAAGCAGAAGTAACAGTTTCGGTAGTTTGTGTTGTCACAAAAGCCAAATTAGCTAAAAAAATATTAGCTTGATTTTTTGCTTGAGTAGCACCGGCATATCCAGGTCTACTGTGTATCGTGATTACTGATGGCGCTTTTAATCTATTTACTATTTGTTGTTCTAATGCACTCATTTTCTTTTCCGTAGGTTAGGGTTTATCTTAGTCCTAATGAAGCTCGCCTTCTCATGGAAAGCTTTCTTTTTAATTGAGATCGGCGAAGTTTAGCTCTTCTTGTTGTTTTCCAAGATCGTTTTAACAATCTCGCTTTTTTAACTCTTGTGGTAGCAGATATTCTTTTAACTGAACCACCTTTACCTGTAGCTGCGTACCCTTTTACACCTGATCTAATTCTATTTCTCTGTACTACTATCTTACCAGTTTTATCTCTTCTAATTCTTCTTCTAATCTTTTTAGTACGCCCAATTTTCATAATATTTTGTGGCGCTTCTTGTAGGAAGTTTAAGAGAAAATCTAAATTCATTTTCTTTTCACCTGACCAAAAGCAAAATCAGCCGCCTTCTTTAAATGACCTGGACTTTTGTGTACCATATTTGATAATTTTTCTTTATTTGCATCATTTACTTTTTTATGCACCTGTGTAACAGCAGATGCTGTAAAATGATCCACAGTTCTGGATGACCCATCAGCAAACTTTACTCTTTTAGCTTGTTTGTTTTTAACAATATCATGAAGATGGTCCATAACTTTCATCTCTTCTATCATTTCTTTTTCAGAAAACTCTTTAAATGTTTTCATAAATTCCTCTGCCTGTAATGGATTATCCATACCTTTACCATAAGGTACCGTGACATACTTATCTAAATTTTTATTATAATACATTGCAACCTTCATACCACCTGGATATGGTCTGATTGCCTTTCTTTTGAAAACTAAAACAAAAGGTGGATCTTTTATTAGTGATGTTTCATCTGTTACCATATCCTGCTCTGGATCATCACCAACTCTTGGAGCTCTATCACCTACTTTTATTCTGTGAGCTCGAACCTTTTTCTTTTTACCATCAGCACCAATGACTATTTTAAAGTCAGACGTATTTTTCATACGAGCCTCACCCGAAACTTCTTGCATTAGTGATTGTAAAGTTTTCATGTTTCCTTTTCTTGTCCTGTAAACGGGTCTATCTCAATCGGATTATGAGCTGCTTCTATTTCATCATTGTCAAATTCTGATGCTTCTAATTCTTCTTGATCATCTTCAGCCTCAGCCTCTTCACCATTATTAAATAAAGCAGATGTTATCTCTTGTTTTCTATTTTGTAAAGCATCAGCAGTTTTTCCAGATAACATTCCTTGTAACTGTTCTCTCGCAGCTCCGGCGTTTCCACTAACTACTTTGTCAATAAAATCGTCTAATTCCGGCATTATATATCTCCTATAATTTACTCTAGTTTTTTACATTTCTATTTAGTACGGCTTGGTTAGATTCTTTTATGAACTGTAAAATACCTTCAGTTTTTAAACCTCTAGCCGTAGCTAAATTGTCCGCATTATTAGGTGATGGGTCAGACCCGTTTGGTGGCTGTGGTGTTTGGGTCTGAATCCCATCTTGATCTATCTCTGGCTGTTGAACAATGGCACCTTCTTGTTTTATTTCTTTATCCATTTTTAATATTTCTTCATCAGATAATTGTAAAACATTTTTTCTAACCCATTCAGTAGAATAGTATCTACCGATATATGGATCAACTGTGCCTAATAAGTTCAACCTTTCACGAAGCAATTCCGCTTCACGCATTTCAGAGAAATTATTATCTTTTTTAAAATCGTAATAAATTGATTCTTTTGCGATATCCCACTCTTCTATACTCATTATACCTTTAAGTGATAATTGTACTCTTAAAGTGTGGTCAAAAATTTGTGCAAATTTATTGCGTAATCTTACAATGAATTTATTAAATTTAACTTCATCTCTTGTTACTTCAGAAACTCTGCCTAAACCAATCATACCACCTGATTGTGGTTCTAAACGTGAGATTGGTACATTAAGTGATTGTAAAAGTTTCTTTTGAAAATATTTCACATCTTCCAGCTCACCTAAGTTAGCACCAGCTGGTAGTGTTGTAATCTCTGTGCCTTTACCACCTTCTCTACGAGGCAACCAAAAATCTTCTAACATTGATTTATGTTTGCGATCATCTCTTAGTTCACCAGTTTGTGCATCATAAACCATTTTGTTACGATACTTAACCATTACATCACGCAAGTATTGTTCTGCTTTACCTTTTGGTAAGTTACCTACATCAATGTAAAATATTCTTCTTTCTGGTGCTCTTGATATGCGATAAATTACAATTGCATCTTCTATCATTCTTAAATTATTTAAAGGTTTAATAGCCTTATGTAAATAAGAAATAACAAATGTATTTTTTGCATCCATCATACCTGATGAAACATATGCAATTGCATCTGTAGCAATACGCAAACCACTATTCATGTTTGCTGTGTATGTTTGTGTCGTTGTACCCTTATCATTGTAAACATAATATTCACCGATTGATTTTATAACCATTGCACCGGTTTTAGAGTCACGATCTTTTTTTATTTCTCGAACTTTTCTTATTTTTCTAGGATCAATATATCTTAATTCTTTAATACCTTCTTTTGGAGTTTTATCATTTACTACAATATGAAAGTAAATTCTACCATCAATATACCACCTTTTAAATAAATCGTCAGCTAAGTTACCAAAATTTAACATATGTTTTATTTTGTTAAATTCTTCCATTATTTTTTTCTTGATTGATTCTGGTTGTTTTAAACCTTCTAAATTAATGTCAACCGACTTGCCATTAACATCATGAGTTATAGCTTCATTGACTATATCGTCAATAGCCATATCTAACTCAGGGTGATTTGACATCTCACGGTATCGTGTAATTAGTTCTAGTTCATTGCGAACAGAACCCTCTAGGTCAACGTATGTACCATAGTAAGCGTTATTTTGTACAGTAACAGCACCATCATCTAGCGCTGCATTAGGTAAAGCAAAAGAAGCCTGTTGATCAGGTTGTTCTTTTGCTTGATCTTTTTTGCCTAGAGTAAATCCAAATAATTTCATCGCCATGTTTTCATCCTATAAAGAGATTGATTAGAAGAACTTAAAAGTTCCTCTACTCTGTTCATCATAATTAAATAACACCAACTTCTTCAGCTTCCCACCATTGATATGAAAATGTTACAGTAAATTCTTCAATCGTATCATTTGATCCCCACTCTAATTCAATAGGTGAAAGATCAGTTGGGTAGAGACCGACAAATTTGTATTTTTTAAGTTCATCACCACCTTTTCCAAACTGTTTTACATCACCATCAACTGAATATCCTAATGGCGTTAAAGCAGCTGGATTTCTCACGTTCAAACTATGAGAGTTAATACCGTTCATCCATCTTTCCATTGCATTTCTAATGATAAAATCTTCATCATTAATTACTGTTATTGTCCAATCGGCAAATATTCTATTACCCGCAAATTTCAATTCACGACCAAAGTATGTAACTGGTACAACACCTATTGAAGCACCAGGAATCTGAGCGCCTCTAGCCATGAAAGTTGTTTTTGCTTGTGCATTTCCTGGGGCTGCGAAGCCTGGAAAAGGTAAGCCGACCTCAAACAGATTAGGGCGGGCGCCATCGCCCACCATCTGTGTTCTAAATTCGTTTACGTTAAAGGCCATTTATTTTCTCCTGTGTTATCCTTTATTTAGAAGCGTCCTACAATCTCGTCAAATGAAACTCCCGTTCTTACTGCAACGAAATTGAGTTGTATAAAGTTAATCGACCTTGCAGGTTTAATGTAAATATCCCCTACAAACTCGTTACGATCTATGACTTCACCAGTATTATTTGATTCATCACAAACAACTCTGAAGTCTGTTATACCACGGCGCCCTTGTATATCTCTCAAGAATGGTTCTACGAGAGAAACAAATTGTGAACGTGTAAACTGATCGTTAAATTCAAAGAGTGAGAATCTTGCAGCTCTTGATATTGCTTTTTCTAACAAGATAAACAATCTACGAACATTAATTCTATCAAATGCTGAAGGTTTAGATTGCATTGTTTTGTCTCCAAACAATACTGTACCTTCTCCTTGAAAGCTAACAATAGGATTAATACCGTTACTATAAAGATCATCTCTATCTGCTTTTGATGGGTTGTAACCAAGTTTGATTACATTCTTTATAATACCACGATTAAGACCAGCAGGGGAGAAAAATGGATCTCTCTCTAAATCGGTTCTTACACATAGGCCTGCCATATCACCATTTAATGGTACATATCTGTATATATCATTGTATTTGTCATATTGATATTTGTAACCAGAATCCATGAAACCAAATGATGTTGATGTAAGTGTATTGCGATATGCAATTATATCAGTTGCTTCACTACCTGGATTATTTAAAGCATCAGCTCTTTCTGGTGATAAAAATACCATACAATCTTTACGAGTCAATGCAATATTATCTATAACATCTACTGCAACTGTTGGAACAGCTGGACCTGTTACGATTAAATTAATATCAACTGAAGCTGGATCTTTAAACTCTCCAAATGCAGTAATTACGTTAGCAGTTGAAACAGCGCCATTAGCACCTTGTACTAATGATGCACTAAATGGTGTATTTACAGCTGTAAATGTTGTACCTGTGGCATCATTACCCCAATTAGTACCGCCATTCTGATGTGCTTGCCACCAAACAAATTCGGATTGTTCATTAATTACGTTTTTATAAAAGTTTGAGGAACCTTCTCCTGTTAGAGCATCGCCAGCTTTAGAAACAGCTTGATATTTTTCTAACATTGTGTTTGCGGTACCACTAAATTCTGCATCTTCATCAACAACAGCAACGTGTAATTCATCATTAACACCACTTCTGCCGGTTGCATAATCTGAAGTTCCTGGTGCAATCTTGAAATCATCAGCATATTGCCATTTTCTATTAATGATTGCATTATTAGCTATGTTAGCTGTAAAAGCAGAATCAACCACAATGGCTGTAGTGTTTACACTAACTACACTTTTAAAAGTTGTCCCACCATCTACTGAAACTTTATCACCTTCTATTAGTGTGACTAAACCTGGAGATGTCAACATTCCATTCGCATTAACTAATTTATAATTAATTGTAAGTGTATTATCAACAAGGTAGTTAAGTGCATTTGCTGTAATTGCTGATGGATTAGCTGCTGATAGATTTTGTGAAAATGCGTTTGCACTTGGACAAATGGAAATTCTTAAAGAATTACCTCTAGTACCAGCATATTTAGCTGCAAAAGGACCTACACTAACATTAGCTGTAGTATGATTCAACTCATAATCATCTTCATTTTCTATGAGTATTGCACCACCGACATTTGCAGCCGAATTTAGTGAACCTGTTGCATGATCTTTATTTACTGCTCTTACCACTTTCAAATTATTTCCATATGCTAGAAAGTTTGCGGCCGAAAACCAATACTCAAAGTTTCCGTTATCGGGGTTTCCAAATCTTGCCTGCAATATAACTTCATCCGATATAGTTGTTACTTCATTTGCAGGTCCCCAAGCAAACTGTCCAGCGGTAGCGCCAATGGAAGTGGCAACTGAAGGAACAATTGTAGTGAGATCAATCTCAGATACGTTTACTCCTGGTGATAGCTGAAATGCCATGGATTTCTCCTCTTTAGACTAGACAATTAAAAAATTACATTTGATTTACACTCTATTTAGTGTTTTAGAATTTTGTATTATATTGTCCACTTCTAGACCAAATATCACCGCCATCAATTGTTATTTCTTCTTGCAATCCATCATCAATTATACCAACCGGAGTTAAACTTTCTTCTATTAATAGACTTTGTTCTTTTAATAAAATTGAACGAACATCAACATTTGTAGAATCTTTAAAATAAGTTTGTGCTGTTAACCAACCAAAAAGAACAAGTCCCATAGCTAAATCATCATGGTTACCTTCTTCAGCTGAATAAGAGTCACGAATACGAACAAATGAATTGAGTTCTGCAATTGTATCAAAATCAACAATAATTAATTTATCACTTTCAATCAGAGTTTTTAAATTGGCACAACCAATTTTCTTTACTGATTTGGTTGTTTTGATACCAAATGATGAGCTTCTTCTAAATCCGCCTGATATTGTTTGGCCCTTTATGTGATGTTGATCTATCTTGTAGATATTTTCATATTCTAAATCATAATGTAGAATATCAACCACTTGTTGACCAATATTATTCGTTTCAATTAGAATGTATGCACCATTGTACTTCATACCAATTGAATAAATTATATTTGGAAAAAATAATAAAGGTAAATCATTTGCTCTATATTTTGCAACTTGCCTGTAAGGCGTTTGTGTTGCATCTATAATATTTATGGCCGAATAATCTTGACCAACACCCTCTGAACAATCAACTGTAGCTATGTAAACATGATCTTCTTTTGGTTCTTCGTATATATCTAATTTATCAATTGTACTAATTGGATTGAAAAAAGCAAGTGATCTTAATTTTGATCCCGATACTAAAGTAGCTGAAGAACCTATAAATTCTGTTTCAAACTCTTGTCTAAATTGTTCTTCAGATGTATTTCGTATTGTTTCTTTTTTCCAATCTTCATCTCTACCAGGAACACTAGACCAATGAACTTCAATTGGATTATATGTAGACCTTTTTTCCATTGCATCAGTCCACATTTTATAAAACATATTCAAACCATTTGGTGTAGAAACAATAATTACTTTTGTTGTTTTACCAGATGATATAACAGGGTATGTAGCAGTAAAAAATTCTTGTGCAATATTATGTGGCACAAAAGCAAACTCATCAAGGAATATTAAGTTGTAAGTACCACCTCGAACACCTGAATTAGATGTTGCGTAAGCGTATATTTTAGAACCGTTTTCTAATTCTATGTTACCTTTGTTCCAAACAACTATACCTTGTTGTAACCATAAAGGTAAATATTCGTAAGCCTTTTGTAACCTACCTAATATTTCTCTTGCGAGTGCTCCTTTATTTGCAAGAACACCAACCGTATAATCAGGCTGAAATAAAACAGCCCATAACATATAACCAACTGTTGTAGTTGTTTTACCGACTTGTCGTGGCATTTTACATATTGAAAAACGATTCTTATGAAACTCTGAGACCATGTTTTCTTGAAAAGGCCACATATCAAAAGGCACAAGACCTTTATCTACATGAATAATTTGTACATAATTTCTTATGAAATATACAGGATCTTCTGTACACTTTAGAATTTCTTTTACTTGATCTTCCGTATATGGAAGGTCTACACCTACTTTTTTTAGTTTATCATTACCTAAGTAACCATCATTTTTATTTGACATCTCTTTTACCTTTTAACATCTTCACAAGATCATTTGTTGACCCGACAAATACAGCTTTATCTACATTAATATCACTTGATGTTTTTTTAGGCTCTAAATCTCTTTTTCTTTTTTGCACTTCAAGTAAATCTTTGTTTAATTCTCCTAAGTTTTTGAGTGTTTGTGCAACAACTTCAAAAGCTCTTGGATGTTCTGATTCTTTTGCCACTCTTAACAGACTATCTAAGGCATCATCACCTTTTGTAATTAAGCTTTTTATATTTTGTCTGGCAAATTGAGCATCATTAGCTATTTCTTCACCAGTTTCCACAGGAACTATTTCATTTGGTTTTTCTTCAATAGTTTCAATTTCAGGTATGTCTAGTAAGTCAGATAAATTTTGATTTAATTTTTTCATAACGTATCGGGATATTCAGTTATTGTTTCAGAGAATCCAAACTCATCATCAGGCGTAGTAGTAGATGAATTTGGTGTGGGTGTTATAACTATGGCAGCTGCGTTAATTGAATTAACACTCAAAGTTTTAACAGTAAATGTTGCATTTGATTTATCACCTGTTACAATGTCACCAACTTCAAGGGTTTTATTAAATCCTGTTATAATTAATGTGCCAGTATTAGAATTACTAAATGAATCTACTGTACCATTCAAATCTCTTGCCTTAACTCTAATTGTTTCAGAAGATGTAAATTGACCAAACCCATTTGCAAAATCAACTGTTACTTTCTGTGCTGGTGCACCTAAAGATGAATCAATATAAATGTTAGTGTTTGATTGACGAATATATTTACCAGATTTAACAGGTGGCCAAATATACCCTTTAGCTGTGAATTGTAAATCCCACATAATTAAACGTGTACTCATCATATCACCTTCATAATCAACTGTTGATTGTACTGAATTTAATATGATTGGCATATCATATTTCTGATTCATTTCAGAAATAAAATTAACTGTTACAGTAAAATCTGGTGTGAAAAAAGGTAATATCTGTTCTAATATTTGTGTACCATCTTCTGTATTTCTTACATAAATTGATAAATTAAAATCAAAATTATATGGTATTGGACTAAATTGTGTTTTAATTGAAGTTGCTGTATTAGCTGCAAAATTTCTTATAAGTGTATTTAATTTTCTTGATGTATCGTAAGTCATACTTACCATCTCAAAAGAAATACGAGGCACAACTAGATTTACAGCTCTAGTTAAATTAGGATCTCCTGTAATTCTTGTAAGATACTTTTCTTTTGCACCATAAGATAATGGCACTTTAAATATTTCTTTTTTTACTGTGTTATTTAAATTATATCTTTGTAAAAGAATATCGTTAAAAACTGTACCAAAAGCTGTAACAACTTTTCGTATTGTACGATTATAAAAATGTGCGTTACCTAACATTATGCCTCACCAAATGGATTTGTTTCACTAAAGTCTAATATACCATCTGCATCAGCTTCTATTCTTGCGTTATCATCAATACTTTCAAATGATGTATTCATTGTTGCAGTATCATCTGATGTTAAAACTGTGAATGTGGCATTTGATGTTTCACCAATTACATTAGCTGATGTAAACGTACCTTGTACTCTAATTACATCTATATGTGTATTTGGTACAAAAGTGTGAACAACTGCTTGAACTGATGCACCTGCAAGTGCTAAATTACTACTTTGAAATACAGTTTCATTTACACTATATTGGCCTGTGCCATCACCAGTTAAACTAATTCTTGTTCTTGGATAATAATCTTTAATTTTATCATCAATTGTAGGATTACCAGTAAGCACAAGTTCGTTTGAGAAAACAAACTTTTTAAGCTTTAAAGCATAGACATAAACATTTGCACCACGACCACGGCCTAAAGTATAAAACATAGCCTGTTCATTTTCATGTTCTACAAAAGATATTTCAAAAAAAGCATCTGTAAGTGGAACATAAACTAAATCACCTTCTCTTGGTCGATTTATATCCGCTAATTCTCTTACTGTGTGAACAAATCTTCTACGAGATACTAAAAGTGTTATCTCATCTCTTATCTCTAAACCAAATTTAGAAACAAAATCTCCTTCGCCTTCAAAACCTTGCACATTTTCAAGATACATTTCAAGAGGAAATGATTGTACATATTGTTTGAGTGTATCTTCACCATAAAGAAAATCAACTACATCACGACTTGTTCTTGGTAAATACAAAGTGTCCATGCCATAAATTTTCATAGACTCAATAAGCAAAT